GGGGTCACTGACAAGGAAGTCAGGGTTCCAACAGAAGGGACTTGGGGCACTGCGAACCGGCTGAGCCGGCTGGCAGTCCCTAAGATCTCCCCGCAGCCTTACGGCACACCTCTAGCCTTAAATGGCTGAGGCCCATCTCAGATTCAGGTGCAACGCCTGAGCGCGTCCCGCTTGTTTCAAGTGCTTCCCAATGCTCCTTGGCAAGAGCATCTTTACGTCGTCGTCATCGAGGCCGGAAGGCCTAGACGCTTCAGATGAGAGGAAGAACTTGATCAGGGCGCCGTATCCGTCCAATGGATCGGACGGAATTTGAGGCTTGACCACATAACCCCTGACTAGGGGGTTATGCAGTTGTGAGCCAATCCTATCCTCAGAGTATCCGAGGAAGGAATGACGCCCAACGACCGGAGAGGACGGCAAGACCGTCGGGAAGTGTGTAATAACACCCCGTATCTCATCGTCCAACCACTTACAGGTCTGCCAGTAACCAGCGAAATAAAGCTGATTACGTAGCGAGACAAGTGAGAGGATTTCCGGAACTTGCGATCTCCGTGTAGGGAAAGCTTGCCTGACTTTGACAATACTAACGTCATCGCCATTAAAGTATTCCTTACCACAAGACTCCCGGAACTTACCGTTCCAGAATGACTTGTCCGAGTTAACTACGAGACCAAAATCTCGCAGCGCTCGACGGAAGATTGCACAACGTCGACAGGGACGATAATATCGTCTCCGTAGACACGCACCTCGCCCCGAAACATCTTTAGATGCCTTGGGGTAAGTGGCGTTCTTAGCTCTCTTTCAATCCCTATGAAGACAATGGTCGCAAAGACCATCGCCTCAATGGGAAAAGTAAGAGCTGAACCCATAGACGCGAACTTGGCTAGGCGCAAAACGCCAAAACCAGGTACGTCAGCCTTCCGCGATCTGCAGGCATCCACGGCTTCATGCAAATGGGGCCAAGGAGCAAGCATTGCGCGTACAAGCTGATTGGAGACACGATCGGAAGCTTCGCTAAGATCTAGCGTAGCCAAGCTCCCATCACGGGAGCCATCACGCGCCATTCGCTGGTTAGGCGTTTGGTCACGGATGCCAATAAGACCTGAGAGGAAGTCATCCCTCTCTAGGTTCTTAAGGATAGACCGCAAGAGAGCCTGCTGTGCATATTGCATAGCAGTTGGCTCAACTGCGATAATCCTCGGTGCCTTCATCGTTTTAGGAACCGAGATCACCTTTACGGGTCTCTCGGAACCAGGTTCACGGATGTCGATAGCGTCATACTGATCAAGATATGACCAGTTGGGTAGAAGGAACTCCCCAGAAGGGAGAATCTTCTCCAGACGCTCGGTCCATTCTGCCAACTCATATTTCTGGTTTCCCAGAAGACGGTCAGCAGTGCTACCAGGACCGTGTTTAGGAATCAGCATATTCTCGGCGTGGTAGACATCGAAGTCTACGCGTGAGAAAAGCCTCCTAAACAATAGGGATGAGATTCTCCTGAAATCGGCCAAGAAGGCCTCAGACAGGACACGATCATTCCTACGAACATCCATTTCACACTCGACATACTCGCGTATTGCAGCCTTTTCACGCATTTCACTGCATGGAAAGGTAACCTTACTGAACTGCAGCGAAAGCTGCCGAACAGCACGGATTGCATCAACGCACGGGTCGTCGAGAAGAACACCGCTACTACGGTCGAACACACGATCGAGGAAACCTCCGAGAAATCGGGGGAGACCTGCTCTCCAGGAAAATCCTTGGAAGAGACTGCGATCGACATAGCCTTGGTCAAGACTTTTTTGGAAGTCCTTTCCAAAGCTAGGTAGGGTAATCGTTAGAAACGAGAACCCCTCATGTTCGTACCGGCCAAGGACCGTTTTTCGGTCCATGGTGGCGCTAGTGCAACACCTGATAGCGGATTCATCCGCTATCTTCATCCAGAGCAGCAGCAGGCTTTTCAGAAGCCCTCCTTAAATAGAGGTGTATTCTCCTGAGCCTATGCTGGCACACTGAAGGGAGGCCTGGGTGGGAAACCCAGACGGCCCTAAAGTACCGTCGAACTGCTGACTACCTCACGTCGAAGGCGCGTGAAGGAGGCCGCTGAAAGCCCCTCCAAACGCGATCTTAGTAAGGCAGTATGCAGTCCTAGCTCTCACCACCAAGAAGTTTGGTGATGACGGCATCCGAAGAGGCCGTGAACAGGGATTTGAATCCTGTGTACACGGCCTGCACGTCGGCCAAGGTGTACCCGACAACAGGCACGTCGAAGACGATGTAGTTACTCATCGAAACCTTCGTGTTCTGCGTCGGGACCATCGGGTCCGGCGCGATCTTCGCGTGGTCAACTCGCAACACCCTGCGCACCCGACGCCCATAGGCGTGGGATGCGGAAATCAGGATGAGTCCGTCAGAGGTCCGGTACTCGCTCTTGTCTTGTCCCACACTTGTGCGGGGCATCGCATTTGCGGTACCAGATATCGTCAAGGACAGCGGGTCGGTGAGTGACATAGACTGGCTCCGTTGGGTCCTGCAAAGGACCCGGTTGGTGTTTCGGCAGTGATAAACTACCGACGGCGTTGTATTCCAAGCGCCGCCAATATGGAGATCTGGAAGGGTGACAAGCCCTCCCATTTGACTCCAAAACCAAAGGGGTTAGCCTGCACTCTCTTCTTAGTCTCAGTGACCAATTTGAGAGGCGTTGGTGGGCCGGAACCTTTAAGTCCCGACTTATCCAACTGATACGTGTCTGTCACGGTTGTGTGTTCCATAACATACCCGTAAGGCATCACCAGACCATTTTGCGCAAAGGCGGAAACGTTTGAAAGAACGTCTCCTATATTGGCAAACCAATCGGCGGCCCAGCTCCAAGGTGCAAGATTCCAGAGAACTTCTGGCGTCAGTGATGTGCCGAAAAGCTTATCGGCGAGGGCGCTATACCGCAGCATATTCGACCAGGTGTCATTTCCGGTCGGGAGTGCGTAGGTAAAAGAACCCTTAAACCACTGACGGCGCTCCACCTTGCGGTGGCGCCAAATCGTGCCCCTATTCGAGTAATCCACAGAGCCAGCACTGATAACACCCTGGGCAATCTGATCCAGGAGGAAAACAGTGTTACTTATGGGAAACTCGATATTCGATGGGAAACTGTAGCCCCTGCGAACGATTTTACCGGCATCACGCTGATACTGAGAACAAACAGTACCAGCGGAAAGCACGGCATCCGCAAACTTGCGGATATCGCTCACCAAGGGAACCCACCCGAACTGTGCATTCAGGTACTCACCTGAGCCAGCACGGAGTGCGTCCTTCGTCTTTGATTCCCAAAGCAAGGACCCCACGAGGTGCGGCAAGCCGTCTCGCACGGTCTCCCCCAGGAATGTGGAGAGATCTGCTACAGAATTGGTAGGCTGACATCTAGAAATCGCAGTTGCTCCTAGAGCCTCTAGGTCGGAGTTTGAAGACTCCAACGTCGGAGGATAGGGGAAATCACGATTATCCGGATGTGGAAGCGTTATGTACATATCTCCTTGAAAGGAGATTGACATAAATCCGTCGAACATCCCAGACACACCCGGAGCGAACCAAGGTTCTTTCGGGTATGATTTGGTAGTGCGAAACGGACCACCAATGTCACCCCTAAACCCCTTAGGGGGCGGAAAGGAGTGACCTTCGGATTCGGTTGTTTGAATCCCGAACCCACGCTTCTCGATCGTATTCTCGATCTTCACCCCATAATTGGGGTAGGCGACGACTTCCTTACCTGAAGGAGTCCCCACCTCGAAGAGCCGAGTACGAGTCGAGGCAGGCTTCGCCATCGAAGCTCCTCTGGTTGTATTCGTACCCATAAGGGTACGGGTGTCGTGCACTGCGTCGGCCTGCCCTTTCGG